CCAATTGTTACTGTATCAGTAGCACTAACTGCAACTGTTGTTTCGTTAGCAACATTAGAGAATGTCAGAGTGTTACCACTAGCAACTGTTTGTGTAGTACTACCGTCACTAATAATAAATGATGCTTGGTTATCATCAACATATTTCTTTGTTGCTGCATCTTGATCAGCAGTTGGGTCGGCAACTTCTGTTATTTTGTTTGCATTAAAATCAATTGTTTGTGACGCTGCAACTGCAAGGCCAGCGTTGCAAGTTACGGTACCCGAAAAAGTACCAGCAACGGCAACAAGTGCGCCTGTGCCAGTTATAGTTGTTCCTGCAATAGTTGTGGCAACAAGTGGACCCATTTGAAGAGTTTGTCTAGTGCCGGACACTGTTACACCACCAACTGTGTCGCCGTCTTCGCCGCCAACATCTACTAGTATGAATACATCCGCGGATTCGTCCCAAAGGAACGCCATGTTATTTGCATCTCCGCGATCAATAATAAAACCAGAGTCTTCTGAAGGGGTTCCACTGGTTCCATTTGCTAATACAAGAAGCGCGTCATCAATTCGTGTATTAGTTGTTGCTACTGAAGTAGTAGTACCAGATACGGTTAAGTTACCCGTAACTGTTAAATCGGACCCGTAGGATAAATTAGTTGCTAATTTACCACCGGCAATTGTAGCATTTGCTATTTTAGCATTAGTTACAGCCAGGTCCGTAATCTGATTTTCTTTAATTCGTGTTAATGCCATTAAATAGTTCCTCCTGCTTTATTAATTGCAAAATATATCAACATTATTTATTACAATAATAGGATTTGTAAGTCAGCATAGAATATCACTCAGAATAATTTTTTAAAAATTCTGAATGTTATTAAAATATAGGAGAAATTCTTACAGGAACTTAAGTGTGTTTTTATTTATTATACATTAGAGTAAATTATATTAATGTAAATCTACCCAACTACCACCTGCATAGCCTTGAAATTTATTAGTTGTACTATTGTAAACTACCATGCCATTTGCTGCGCTTATAGCGTTTCTTTGTGTTGTGGTGTACGATCCAAATTGAATAAACTTGTTCGAAACTATACCAGTTGAACTAATATTTGCAATTTCTGACCCAGCGACATCAAAACGAATAATGTCTTCATCTGCACTTTCTTCAACTTGAACTTTAGTATCATTATCATTATCAGTAATACTCGCACCTGGAACAGTAATGCTTTGTGCGCTAAAGAAGTTGCGAACTTGAATTTTATCGCCAGCTGTTGGCGCTTCAGTGAATGTTAATGTAGTCCCGCTTATTCCATATGCATTAGTAACTTCTTGTATAGTACCATTAATAGATACAATAGCAGATGCTACTGTACTTGTTTGACTTAATGTAAATGCTGTAGTTGACCCATTGCCATCAAATTCATCTAAACTTACTGTATTAGCCTGGCCAACAACATCCCAGCTAGATCCACCGTAAACTTCAGTTCTCAACAAGGTACTATTAAAACGAAGCATACCACGTTGCCCAGTAGGACGTTGTGCAGTTGTGCCTACTGGAAGAATTAAACCGCTAGTGGCATCAATTACTACATAACCCGTACCTGCAGGTTCTAAAATAATTTCTTCATTGGTAATAGTTGTCTGTATTCTGTTGTCGGTAAACGTAAATGCACCAATATCAGCAGAACCAACGCCTAGGGCACCTGTATATCTACCACCACTAACATAAACACTTTTTCCTGTAAAACTTACACCATTAGGTAGGTTTGTGCCGATATAGTGTAACACACCGCTTTGATAGTCAAAAAACCATTCGTCGTTATTACCGCTACCAGTTGCAAATAATTGAGTGCCACTACTTGCTGCCGTGCCTACATTACCACTAGTGTGAACGTAAACTTTTACTTGATAAGTTGATCCTATCTCTGTAGGAACCCAATTAATTTGCTGAGTTTTCCAAGTTCTATTTGTTGTTGCTGTCGCATCCATTACGCATTCGATGGGTGTACCAGTAGGGTGCACTGTAACTACACCACTTGAACTTCCAGGCAAAACGGTTGGAATACTACTTGCTTGGTTCCAAATTTTGTCAGCACGTAGTAATAGTGGACTTGCAATAGCTTCGTTGGGAGCTTTCTTGTTAGCATTAGTGTCGGTTTTTGTTGTACCATAACCTAATTTTTTCCAAAGAAAGTCAACTTTTTGGATATCTGCAACTGCCATTAGCTAGCCTCTCCTATGCTAAGAACTGTTACACTTTGTCCTGTTTGTAATGCTATACGCACAAGCACAACATTACCTGTTGCATTTGTCATATTTTCACTACCTAGTGTCATTGTATAACCACCGCTAAGTGCCGTAGTAGCCGCTATTCTGTCACCTGACGTTGACGCGCAACCGTTACTGCCGTTACCACCGTTGCCTGTATCACTACCAGGTACACCACTTCCAGCATATGTGGTGCTAGCATCTATCCAACCATTAAGTCCACTTGCAGCGTCAATAGCAGTTGCAGGTGCAGCAATCCAAAGTCCGGTAATACCTGCACTTGTTATATTAATATCAAAATTTGATACCGCTTTGCGCCTAAATGCAAACGTAAGATATTGTGTTCCTGTGTCACCAGTTCGGTTCGGCCCAGCTGGAAGATAACCTGAACTGTAATTTGTTACATCATATTTAAGTACACCCAATCTAATAGTTGCTTCTTTAGTACCTGCTACACCAGGGTTAGCAGCTTCTGTATATAAACTATTAGTATAAAAATTTGTACTGTTAGTATAACTTGGATTGTTTGTAGTTGAGGCACTAAAGTTAAAGATTCTAACGCCATCATCCGTGTGATCGCCATTACCTAAATCATCACTAACTGCAATAGCAATTTCGCTAATGCCACTTTGTGCAGCAGTGTGTACTTGAATGTTACCTGTTAAATTACTATATGAACTAATACCATTAACGTTTCGTGCGCGTACTTTCAATGTATCAACTGTACGAACACTTGATGTTGTAATAGGAACAGTTAAATTGCCAATAGCATATGCACTTGCCGTTCCTGTGTTTACATTAGGAATGCCTCCTGTAAGCATCGTGCTGCTGCCATCAATATTTGCATAAGTGTAATTTTGATTGGTAATTGCTGCACTACTTGTGCCTTCAGCGTTAGTACCAGTATCAACTTCAACAATGTTAGTTTGATTTGTGTATGCTTGCCCAACAAGGTTGTTAATTGTTGTGCTACTTAATGTTAGTGCTGGTGAGCCTGTATTATAGTAAGGTATGCCTGAAATATAACGTTTAGTTCCAGCGGTTCCTTCACTAAGTGTACCTGCAGCACTAAATGTGGGATTTACTGTAATATTATCTTTAACAAATTCTAAAACGTTTGTTACTACACTAGATGGTGATGTGGATCTCAATTGAAAACTGTTTACGCCTACACTAATTCCGCTTGTTGCTTTACTAACAATAGCTTTAAATCCTTCAAAATGTGTTGGAAAATAAATACTTGAGTTAAAGGCTACTGCGGCTCCTGTTGAATCTAATAAATTAAAATCACTTTCAGATTGTATTGTTAAACTTGCTCCAGGTGATGATGATGTAGCACTATCATCACTAGTTGAAAGGGTTATACTTCCGTCGTCAGCTCCATTTACATATGCTGATAATACACCAGCATCGGCGTTGTATGCAAAAGTTGTTTGATTAGCAGTTCTAACTGGGTCAACAGTTGTAACTCTGTTTACACTATTTCCAGCCACATAAGTTGGAGATCCTGCTACGTTTTCAGTAAATCCGCTTGCTAATTTTGGACTTGTTCCTACAATTGCGTTCATTGCAATTGTTTTATCACCTATATCATCTGGTCCCGAAGGAGCGTCATCATAAACTTTTAATGATATTGTGCCTGTTATAGGTAAAAGTGCTGGATTACAAGTTGAGTGAGCAGTTAATGAAAGTGTTAATGTATCTCGTCCCGTGCCACTGTGTACACCTGCTCCCCAAGCATGGGATAATCTTGCTCCACTTACACCACCTGACGCGGCATCGTTTGCAATAGCAGTATCACTAGAACCATCGCCCCAAGACATTGAGTATGCCACTGTGGCACTACCTGTATTTGTTGTGTTATTGTCTAAATATCTTGTTCCACCTTCTAATACATATAAATTATTTCCAGTTAAAGCACTTCCACCAGAACTTGCTGTATATAATTCAAAACTTACTACAGGCGCTGCTGAATAAATTGCTATATAACTTGATCTAGTTTTACTAGCTGTACTTCCTGTACCAGTGCCCGTATTATTATATGATGTTACAGTTACACTATAGGTGCCAGCAACACTGTACGTATGACTCGGAGTAGCATCTGTTGTTCCCGATGTGGTATTACCATCACCCCAGACTATAGTATATCTATTAGGAGTGCCAACACTTGTTATAGTAAGTGTCACGCTAGTGTTGAGTGAAGCGGATGTTATATCAGCGGTAAAGTCTGTACTCTTAACAAATGTAGTATTACGAACGTTTTCTAATGCTTCATTCAAATCATCAATAGCATCTGTAACTTTGTCACTAATTGTAAATCCTGTATATGCACCATCTGCTATGTTACTGTCTGTTGGTGTGCCTAGTGTAATATCCATACCAGTATTAACACCACCACTAACAATTTGAGCATCAACGTATGCCTTAGAAGCGGCATCTTGGGCGCTTGTTGGATCGGTTACATTAATAATTCTATTGCTATTTAGATTAATTTGACCGCGAACATCTAGTTTTCCTGTTCCGGATGGAGCAAGTATGATGTCAGCATTAACGTTTGTAGCACTAATAGTGTTGCCATCAAGTTTAATGTTGTCTACGTTTGCTGACCCGGTAACAGAAAGTGTTTGTGTAGGAGAATCCGTTCCAATACCTATTTTACTATTCTGATAATCTACTACTAATAAGTTAGTACCAAATGCTAAATTAAAGTCGCGTTCCAAGTTAGATTTTAACGCACGACCACCTATACGGCCAATAGCCATTACTTTCTCCTACACCACATTAACATCCAGGGCGTGCTCGGGTTTGTCAACTGTATTTATATTATGAAGCTGATATGCTATCGAACCCGTGTACTACTGTTATAGTTTCGGCGTTTCCAGGAGCACTTGTAAATGTAATAGTTGTACTACTCACTGTATATGCACTAGCAGGATTTTGATAAACATTACCAACAGCAACAATAACGCGCTGTTCTTCGTTACTTTGAACACTTGTACTCATTGTGTATGCTACTGTGCTGCCATCACCAGTAAAGCTATCCTGTGTAATACTTGCGTAACCTGTTTTTGCGAGCGTGATGAATGCACTTCCTGTATAAATTTCGAGTGCAGTTGTACTACTATTAAATCGTATTTCTCCCGCTACACTAGTTGAACTACGTTCAGCTGTTGTGCCAACAGGTATACTAATGCCGCTTGTAGCTTGCTCTTTAACTGTATACCCTTTATCTTTGACAAATTTAGTCATATGTTAATAAGCCTATTATATGCTCACATAACTCACTGTAGCATAAATGCTAGTGGTTGCGCTCGCTGTTACTTGAATGGTGTCACCAGTTGCTAAAACTAATTTTTCTGTATTAAGAATATATGTGTCTGCACCATCAATTGATAAATCTTTAATAATTTGTGTAGTAGTAGTAGCACTGCCGCCATTTGGCACTACATATAGTTGAACAGTTCTTGCTGACGCATTATTATTCATTAAAAAAATTACCGTTGTAGCACTACTACCACTCGACGTGTAAATTGTCGTTGCGCTAGTTCCTACAGTTGCTTGCGAAATTGCCATTTGTTCTTTCCTATATTACTAAAATATCAGTCCATAGACTATAGCTTTACTTTTACTTACTAATTCATCACTAGTGCTACTATCAACAAAAAATATTCCCGATCCTCCACCTCCTGCTGTAGCGGCATATAACAAAGTTGCACCTGTAACACTACTTGGAGCACTGCCTTCATCATCTAATCTGATTGGCGAGCTTATACGAAAATTACCACTACCATTTGGCGCTATTACCACGTCCCCATTACTTACACTAACAATACTATTTCCATTAACATCTAAATTGCCACCTAATTGTGGGGTTGTATCTGCAACTATATTTGTTATGCCACCACTAGTAATTGTTGCATAAGATCCACCACCATCTGTGCTTATTTTAAAAGTATCGTCGTTTTCATCAAAAACTAAAAACGCATTATTTGCTGTGCCTCTATCAACCTCAAATCCAGAATACCGTCCTGTTACTCCAGAACCCAATTCACCATTATTAAGAACAATAACGCGATCTTTAATAGCGGTATCTGTTGTTGTAATTGTAGTTGTGGTACCAATTACTGTTAAATTTCCAGTAATTTGAGTGTCAGCACTAACAATTAAACTTCCAGTTGGGTCTAAGGTTAAATCACCTGATATTCGTTGTGTTCGAGCCATCCTAAATCCGTAAAAATACTATGTTTTAATTATTTATCATAATTCTAAACTCTTTAGAAGTCATTATTGAAAAGTTTAGCAATATTGTCCATTCGGTGGGTGTAAATCCTAATAGGGGATTTATGTGAATAAATCTTTGATTAGAAAATTCTTTTGCTATATCTTGGATTTGTTTTACCCAATTATTAAATATTTGTGGTATATCTGTTTTCTGTTTGTAAAATTTTTCTCCGGCGTAAAGATTATTAATATAATTAGGATCCAAACTATGTAAATCCATTCCAATAAAAAAGATATACGGAAAGCCTTCATTTGCCGCAAGTGCTACACAATTTGGGCCACTACTATAGCCAAAGTATTTTTTATGTAATCCTAATGCACCGGAATTTTTGATTACATTACTTTCTCGGGTATAGTGAGTATTTTTTGCGCTGTAACCGCTATTTTGTATTTCGTGTGCCATATCCTTATCAACACTAACTAAGGTATGTGGCGACGGACTTTCTTGATACACTCTATTACAAGCAAAAACTTTTCCTTTGCGAAGCAAGTCTTTAATAAGAAACTCCTTTCGTGTTTTGCCATTTCCTAATATAAAAGCAAATTCATTTTTCATTATAATATTATATAGCTTTGTTACTGTATATCTTTTGACAATAAAAGAGGGAGAATTAATTCTCCCTCTAATATTTTTGTCTATGCTAAGCTTTAGTGTGCAAAAACAATCCTTACTTAAAGGTAATGTTTGAAAGTGCCACTTCACCCACATAATCGCCAGCGTTGCCGAGTGACGATGCAGTGTTGCTAAGCTCGATGTATCCGTAACGAGTCATAAAGCTAACTACTGGCTCGAAGGTACTAGGATCTAGCACTGTGCCAGAACTCATTAGTGGGATATATGGGCAATAGAATGCTGCCGCATCTGTCTCACTTGAACCTTTATAACCAACAAGTACAGCTTTGTTGTCTGCTGCATAACTGTCAACGTAAATCTTCATAGCACTATTAAGAGTACCAACAAACTTGGTGTTAGTTGGCGCCTCAAAAGTACCTTCAGTTGTACGTGCAAAAGCGGATGTGCTTGCGCTTTGCAGAATTGTTAGTGCCTGTGGGCTTACAACCGCCCAATTTCCTGCGCCGCGTCGTGTACGTTGAGCAATTTTATTAGCAACACGGTTGATTAGAATTGCAAGTGCTGCATGTTCGTCACCAACAAATGTTGCTGTACCACTTACTGCTGACTGGTCGAAAGTTTCTTCAGTAGCTGCTAGTGAGCGTAGTGAAGCAAGAACTTCCTGGTCAATTTCTGAGGTAATTTCTTGTGCTAAAGCAGCCATAATTTCTGCTTCAACGTCGATGCCATGCATTGACTGTGCATCTTGTGCAGCCTCAAAAGTCCAGCGAGCTTGCAACTTACGTGTCTTAGCTTCAACTGGCTGCTTTAGGATTTGGATGCTGATCTTAGAACCACCAACACCTTCCTTGGCTGCTGTTACGTCTGCACGACCGGTTGATGTTGAACCGGAATATGCAGTTGCAATCTTGAATGGGCTTAACGCCTCATCACCTGCTACTGTGTCTGTGCCGAGGTCACCAGTTGCTGTACTTGTGACTGTCTCTGCATAACGAACACGTAGAGTGTGAATTTGACCAACTGGGCCTGTCATTGGCTGAACGCCAACAATCTCGTTGGCAATAACAGTTGGCATAACACGCCTAATTACTGGTAGTATTACGCGGTTTAGTGTTGCAACGTTACCTGCTGCAGTAGAACCACTAGTGGCTGCTTCTCTTAAATAACGCTTGGTGTTTTCAAGCACCACACTCATTGTGCTGCGACGATTACCTTCTAGGCCCTCTAGGAGAGCATCCTTGGTTTCGCCCCAGCGGCTTTCTAATAGTACGTCTGACATTTTTGTCTCCTCTTGTACCTTACTTTAGGCCTGCCAACTTGCAAAGTTCAATAATATTATCATCTCTTTTCACAGGTTGTGTTTTTATTTCCTTATTACCAGTTACTTCCTTACGGCTTTCGTTTATTACTTTTTTGCGCCCGGAGCCTGTAATAGGCCGCCTAGGCGCTGCGCCGTCTAATACTGCTGGTAGATAACGGTCAAAAGCGTTCTTCAGTTTACCTGTATGAACACTTTCTAGAAGGTCACGCATAACCGCACCTTTCACTTTATTGAGCGAATTTAGAAGATCAGTTATAATTTCTTTGCGTTCAACGCTTTCTTTAATAACTTCTACTTCCTTTTCCTTGCTCTCAATAGTTTGATCTTTTTCAGCAATAGCAACTTCGGCTTGGACAAGTGCCTCGTCCTTAGCTGCAACTTGTGCTTCTAGCTTCTTTATATCTTGATTTTCATTAAGATAACTTGCGCTAAACTCACTTGAAAATGCTTCAAAAATCTTGCGACCAAAGTTATTTTCTTTGGCTGCTGCAATATCCTCTTTTAGTTGAGTCAACTCGTTTGTTAGATTCGTAGTTACTGCTTTTTTAACAATTTCACTTGAACGGTTGATAAAGTTTTTCTTAAGCTTATCAAACTGTCCGCGTGCTTCTTTAACTAGTCTTACTTTAGTGTTAATAACATCCTGACGATCCTCTTGGAAGTCGTTAATTTCTTCAGCTAACTGCTTGATCACAAACTCTTCTAGTTTTTTAACTATACTGGTTTGTGTAGTGCGGTCGCCATGGAGTTCACTAATTTCTTCGGCTAGTTGTTTAACTAGAAATTTATCAAATGTACCCGAGGCTTCCTGCATTCTTGCAACGAATTTTGCTCTATCCTCTGTAAGTGCTTTCTTCTCTTCAACAACTTGTTTAATTTCTATAGTTAAGTTTTCAGTAACCATGCGATCTAGAGCCTCAACCATAACGGATTTATCGTGCTCATAGCGACGAGCAAACTCCTCACGGAGTTCTACTCTAACTTGATTACGAGTTTCTTCTAACTTAGCTTCCCAGGCCTCCTGGATCTCAGTCTTAGTTTCCTCGTTTAACAAGTCGCTATCTAATAATGGTTTGATAGCATCTAGCATATTTAATCTCCTAGATCTTAAGTTCCTTGATAAGACGAACCATTTCGTCCCTCAAGTATTTTTGTACTTTTGTATTACCGTTTGCTTCACGTGCAATCTCTAGTACATTGTGCCCATTTCGCATATTAAGCAATCCTTCATATATTGCTTTTGGATATGCCCCCGGAGCACTTGGTTGCGCCACAATATCTACTGTGACAATTTCGAAGTCAGACACATCACCAGAAGATTCTTGGACATTTCCACTTCCTCTACTGCTAACGCCTAACTTAACTCCACTTTCCAACATGGTTCTTACTAATTGACCCATGGGTGTTGGAAGAATTTTTAGTTTTCCAAAGCCGTTTGGACCATCCATCCACATACTCTCTACTAAATGGCTAACCCTATCCAGGTTAACTTTAAGATCATCTGGATGATCAACTTCACCTAGGACACTGTGTCCATCTTTGATTTGATCATTGATCTGAGTAACAGCATTGGAAATTTCAGCGACGGGGTAAACACGGTCGTTAGCGTTTTTTACCCCTCCCTGAATACAAATGCC